TAACGGCCCACCCATGGCAGATCCAAGTGTAGGAGCAACTGCACCTACAATATTTTTAAGCATACCCTTCATATTAAAAACCTCGTTAAAACTGCGATACCTATCGCTCCTATAAAGCCAAACACCCCAAAGGCTGCTGCTTTTATAGTTGAATTTATATATGTAATTTCTTGTTTAATTTCAGAAAACTCATTAAAAGCAGTTTTCCAACGTTCATGCGATATTGTTTCTAGCTTTGTAAGTCTTTCTGCAACATCATTTACTGTCATTTTTTTATTAACCATCTTGTAATGTATATATTTTAATTGGTTTTTCTTTACCTTTTACAAAAATACTATCAAGTTCTTTTAACAATACCTCGTTGCTAAAATTACTTGAACTGATAGTATCATAACCTATTACAATATCTTCACCAACTTCTTTGGTTGAGCTTTCGAGTCTAGCTGCAAGATTTACTGCATCCCCTATAGCCGTATAATCAAACCTATCTTCAGATCCACAGTTACCTAATAATGCAAAACCTGTGTTTATTCCCACGCCTATTTCAACATTAATATCTGCTTTCTTAATGTTTTCTTGAATATCTCTAGCACATAATACGGCGGCAGTTTCATGTCCTGGTAGGTCAATAGGAGCATTAAATACGGCCATCATAGCGTCACCTATATATTTATCTACCATACCCCCATACTCTTTAACTGCATTTGCTTGTATTGTTAAAGCTTTGTTCATAATTTTTGTCACTTTTTCTGGTTCTAGCTTTTCAGACATAGCAGTAAAGCCTCTTACGTCAGTAAAGAGAAACGTGCAATATCTACGCTCACCACCAAGCACTAAAGAGTTAGGATCATCCTGTAGTTTTTTGACTTGCCTTGGATCAAGGTAGTGCTCAAACTGTTTCTTGATTTGTTGTCTTAGTTTATATTGTTGCCTAAATCTTAAATAAAAAGCTATAGATCCTGTAATAAACTCTGATATAAGTGTCCAAGATACATCAATCAACAAACCTTTTTGTATTAAAAAATAACCTACTGTAGCAGTAACTATCATTAAAACCGTAGCGACAGTTATACCCCAAGTAATACCTAATATATGCAAAGCAAACCAAACTAACGAAACAAAAACAATTAATGAAATCATTTCAACAGCTAATGCATAATCTGGTATATAAGGGCTATCTTGGATTAATATTGATTCTGCTAAGGCAGTTTGAATTTTATGTGGTTCTAATAAACCTACGGGGGTTGCAATTTGTGGCATTACGCCATTTGCTGTAACTCCTACAAATACAAACTTACCAGCAACATACATTTGTCGTAAAGAAGTTTGTTCTGTATCTACCCAACTAATCCATTTACGACCTAGACTGTCTGTTTTAACTGGAGGTATTCCTCTTATTGATATTTCCTGTATACCATTATCATTAGTTTTTATAATATAAGTTTCTACGTCTAATAAAGATTTATATATTTGGGTGCCAAAACTCGGTATCCATTCGTTGTTTGGTGTTTTAACTAATAAAGGTATTCTGCGAACTAATTGATCAATATCTGTGGGAGCAACGGCTAACCCTTGAAGTGCGTGATTGGATAAGAGAAGCAGGTTCTCCTTCACTCCCGTAGAGATTATACCACCAGTTAATTCACCGAGCACTACTGTACCTGGTGTTTTTGGATAGTTACCTTTGCCGTCTTCAAACATAGCTAATACAGATGGTGCGTATTGTAAAGTTTCAGCGAATATTTCATCACCACCCATACGATCTGCTTGTGGAAAACTAATAACCCACCCTACTCCAATAGCACCATTGTTTATTATATCTACTTGTATTTCAGCTAATCTTTGCCTTGGTATTGGCCAACCACCCTCTCTTTCTACATCATCTTCAGTTATATTTAGTATTACAAAATTACCAGATGGATCTGGAGTTTTAACAAAAGTATCAAATATTTTTAATTTAAGTATCTCTGTAGGCGTGCTTTGGAATATTAGGGGTAGTGCTAGTATTATAAGTATAGGTAATAATAGTTTATTCATTAATCACTCTGAGTGATAGTGATTACACTATCTCCTCCTCCATTTATTTTAACTATGTTAGAAACACCATCTTGTATTAAGATAACGGTATATCCATTACCAGAGTTTAAATCAACTTGGACAGACTCGCTAACGCTTCTTCGCAAACTAATTGTTTGTCCTGTAACTATTGTTGTTATTTGGGTATTAGTGTCTTGACCTATAAGCGTGCCTGTAATATTTACTCCTGTAGCTAAAGCAAGTTGATCTTCATCTTTCTCGACAGCTAGTTCATCCAATACATTAAGTAAATCTTCTAAAAAGTTTACATCCAAATAATTAATATCTAATTCTGTAAACTCTAAATTATTTTCTTCTAATAAATCTTCAGCCAAATAATCTATATCAAGATCATTAAAATCTAATAAATTGACAGTTTTCGTAGACGAGGTTTCTTCTTGTGCTAATTGGTCTTCTTTGGGTGGTGTTACAATTAACATGTTGTCAATAATATCTAAAGTTAGATCTAAAATAACAGGTTTTGTAGGTGAATTTTCAAAGACATCAACGGTAGTGGCTT